TCTTCCTGCGGGTTTTAAGGCCCGTGGACTACGGATCAGGGATGACGATGATCCGCTTCAGCCCGGTGAGTTCCGCGATGTGGACGCTCCCGGAGGGGCTATTCGTGACAGCCTTATGCCGCTGCCATTTAAAGGTCCTGATCAAACCTTATTCCAGTTATTGGGATTTGTTGTTGATGCAGGACGTAGGTTTGCCACCATCACGGATATGAAGGTCGGTGACGGCAATCAGCAGGCGGCTGTAGGTACAACTATAGCGTTGTTGGAACAGGGCTCACGGGTAATGAGTGCGGTGCACAAGCGCCTGCATTATGCTATGCGATTGGAGTTTAAGATCCTATCAAGGGTGATGGGTGAGAGCTTACCCGGTGAATACCCTTATGCCGTAGAGGGTGAGGACAGTGCGATAAAAGCGACTGACTTTGACGATAGAGTGGATGTTGTTCCTGTATCGGATCCAAATGTCTTTTCACAGGCACAAAGGATTGCTTTGGCGCAAACGAAGCTACAGTTGGCGGGGGCTGCACCTGATCTGCATAATATGTATGAAGTGTACCGTGATATGTATGATGCGCTTGGTGTTAAGGATACGGACCGAATTATGAAGCGTGTGCCTGATGAGGAGCCTACACCTAAAGATCCGGCGCAGGAGAATATAGATGTTATGGATATGGTGACGTTGAAAGCGTTTCAGGGGCAGGATCATGAGTCTCACATTATGGCGCATTTAGTGTTTGGAGCGTCCCCTATGATTGGGGGTATGCCGGCTTTGGCTATGGCGTTACAAAAGCATTGTATGGAGCACGTACAGATACAGGCGGAAGAGATGGCGATGATGGAGATGCGTAATCAGGGACCGATGGCGCCGGAGCAGCAGGAGATGCTGATGGAGGCGATTAAGGCTAAGTTTGTAGCGCAAGGTATGCAGCAGTTAAAGCAACTTTCACAACAGGCCTCGGGTCAGGGACCCGATCCACTTGTGCAGCTCAAGGAAAAGGAGTTGCAGCTTAGAGCACAGGCAGAACAGAATGATGCGCAGAACGATCAGGCGAAGCTTAATCTTGATGCACAGAATCAGAGATTACGTGCCGATCAGTTCCAACAGCGGTTGTCGAGTCAGGAACGACAGACAAGCGCACGTATAGATGCAGCGATGCAGAGAGAGTTTATTAAATCGAAAGGACAGTAACTATGGGTAAAACAGATATGTCATATTATAAAGATTTATTACTGTTACAGGTTGGAAAAGCTATATCACAAGCTTTGCCCGGTAAGCCAAAAGGTTTGGCAGAGCCTAAATTAATCGCAGATTCTTTGAAACCAAAAATTGTTAAAAAGAAAAAAGGCGGCAAGGTGAAGTAAACTATGAAACTACGGGAAAACTATGTTCGATCCAATAAGCATTTCGGTTGCGGTAAGCACGGCTAGTACGGCGTTCTCTGGAATTAAGAGGGCGTTTCAGGCAGGGCGTGACTTAGAATCTATGTCACAGGACTTATCCCGATGGATGGGTGCGGTTAGTGATGTGGATGCTGCGCATAAGTCTGCTAAGAACCCTACGGTATTTCGTAAAGTATTTGGAGGTAGTGTAGAAGGTGAGGCAATCGAGGCTTTTGCCGCAAAAAAGAAACTGGAAGAACAGCGATACGAATTGCAACAATTTATTAAGTTTACGCATGGTACGGCGGCTTGGGATGAGTTATTACGTATGGAAGGCCAGATACGGAAACGTAGACAGCAGGAGATATATGATAAAAAATTATTTAGAGAAAAAGTTATTAGTGTTGTGGCGCTCGTGGTTGTTTTTACTGTTGGCTTGGCTGTTCTTGGCCTCTTCATCTACTCCCTTATGGGACTCGACCGGGGATGGTTCGACTAAATGTATTCGTAAACAAGGCGGTCAGGAAACGTTTGAATGGCTCTGTGCGCATGAAGGTGTGGTATATTTAGCACAATCAGAAAATATTATTCAGTGTTTTAGCTGTTTTTTAAAAAAGTTTAGTGACTGGACTTGGGAACAGGAGAAACGAAAAGGTATACGCGAAGACCCTAAACACGTTACCTGTAGGCGTTATAAACGACGAAAGGCAAGAAACGGACAAGAAGTTTGTCTATACAAGGGCGCAAATGATACATATACTTTGGTGGTAGAAGGGCAATGTCCTATGGAATTTAGGTGTAAGTACGATCCAAATGGTAAAGAACCAAATATTGACAGTGTTGTTGATTCGTTGAATGATAATTTTAAGTAGGTCAAAATGGTACAGAAAACATTAGAAAAAGGCTCTGTGTGGGAAGAAGCGGACGCGAACGGTGATGGCGTCGTTAGCGATCACGAAATGGCCATGCGCGAGCGTATGGTGCTTTTGGAGAACAGAGATAAAAAAGAAGATCAACAACGTTATATTGTATGGTTTTCTGCTTTGACCGTTACCGCTTTTATCGGCGTATTAATGACGCCGTTAGTTCCCATTGATAGGATTGATCATCTTTCTGGAATTGCGGAGATATGGGTGCTATCCAACATGGGCGTAATTGGAAGCTTTATAGGGTTTAATCAATTAGCTAAAAGAGGAGAGATAAAAGATGGCAGCAAGTAGAAGAGGAGATTTTGCTACTCTAACACATAGAGGTAAACAAAAAGTTAAAATGGGTGGAGGGGACCAAGAGTTAGCTTCTTTAGAAAAAAACATATATGGAGTGCCTCGTGTTATTGAGGAGGACGCTAAGAAGCTAGATAAAAAGAAAAACGGTATTCGTTATACTAAACCAATATATCACCCTGACGGAACGGTTACCCCCGGCAGGCCAATACCTCCAAAGGATTAATTATGTTACAATCTCTTATAGGTCCTGTAAGCGGTCTTCTTGATAAGTTCATAGAAGATAAAGACCAAAAAGCAAAATTGGCGCACGAGATAGCCACGATTGGGCAGAAACACGCGCAGGAGCTCGCTCTTTCTCAGATAGAAGTGAATAAGGCCGAAGCGGCGTCAGGCTCATTGTTTAAGGGCGGATGGCGCCCGGCTGTGGGTTGGTGCTGTGCGTTTGCCTTTCTATATCATTTTATTCTCAAAGACTTAATAATCTTTGGTTGTGCGATTGCGGGAGTAGCTCTTCCGGAGCTTCCTGAGTTCGACATGGGTACGCTTCTAACGGTTTTGGGCGGAATGCTTGGAATCGGGGGACTTAGATCATATGAAAAGACAAAAGGATTAACGAAATAGACACCGCCACGTGTGATGTATGTGGCCACGATATGGAAAGCGTAGATGGAAGTTTGCGTTGTAAATATTGTCAATACTTCTATGATATGAATAAAGAATGGATTGATTTCGTTCACAAAAAGCAGGAGAAAAATGATGGCATTCAAATTATCAAACAGGAGTCTGGGGAAACTGGAGGGCGTAAGCGAGGATCTGGTGGAGACAGTAAAGAAGGCGATTGAGCTAACATCCGTCGATTTTGGAGTGATTTATGGGGTCCGCTCCGAAGCCGAGCAAAAAAAATTATTTGACTCCGGCCGATCACAAACCATGCGTAGTAAACACCTTTTACAAGACGATGGCACAGCCCACGCTGTCGATTTAATGGCTTACCAAGACGGATCACCATGTTGGGAAATCCAAGTTTATGATGAGATAGCGGATGCAATGAAAGAAGCCGCAGTGCGACAAGGCGTTAAAATTAGATGGGGCGCCGCATGGCAAATAGATGACCTTCGTGACTGGGAGGGTACAGCAGAAGAAGCGATGAATGCGTATATAGATTTACGTCGCTCCCAATCGCGTCGCCCATTTATTGACGGTCCTCACTTCGAAAAGAACTAGACAAGCCTTATATTTTCGCATAATACTAGATTAAGTCTTATCTGGAGTAGAAGTTTTGGACGGAGTACAAATGGCGCAAGCCCTTTATCGAATCATAGATGATCGAAAATCTTTTGTGCAGGAACAATTACTTTTTGACCAGATAAAAAATATGGAGCAATATCGTGAGATGATGGGCAATCTTTCAGCCCTCAATCACGTGGAACAGGAACTCAAGGGCCTGCTAGATAAACAGGAGCGTTTAAATGACTAATGCAGAATCCGTCGCTGAGGCTTATGTGGAAACAAAAGAAAAAGTTTTGAATCCAGAAGCTCTTAGTGCAACACTTTTAGAAAGAATGCCAACCCCGACAGGTTGGAGACTTTTAATACTTCCATACAAAGGCAAAGGCAAAACAGAGGGCGGTATTTATTTGCCGCAGAATGTTGTTGAAGAGAATACAGTATCTACGCAAGTGGGTTATGTATTGAAGGTAGGCGACTTAGCTTTTAAGGATAAAGAGAAGTTTCCCACGGGAGCGTGGTGTGAAGCGGGTAATTGGGTAATGTTTGCCCGTTACGCGGGATCACGTTTTAAAATAGAGGGGGGCGAGGTAAGAATACTCAATGATGATGAGGTTCTTGCAAAAATACTTGAACCCGAAGACATTTTGCATTTCTAGGAGTAAACAATGGCAGAACAACAAGTAGAACTGGAGCTCGAACAGGAGCAGGACATCGAAGTAGAGGTGAAAGAAGACGTTAAAGAGGAGGCAAAGGTAGAAACTGTCGAGACGGAGCAGTCTGACAATTTTGAAAAAGCCGAGTCCGCTACGCAGAAACGTATTGATCGTTTGACTAAGAAGATGCGTGAAGCCGAGCGTCAAAGAGAAGAGGCTATAACATATGCACAAAAAGTACAGGCGGAGTCTACGGAACTAAGAAACCGTATGAATACGTTAGACACTAACTACGTGACCGAGTATAGCACACGAGTGGAATCTCAGATGACGGCGGCCGAACAGGACATGGCAAAGGCTATGGAAGTGGGCGATACAAACGCTGTAGTTGAAGCACAACGTAAAATTACCTCATTAGCGATTGAGAACGACAGAGCGCAACAAGCCAAGCAGCAGCAGGAACGGTTAGCTAAACAAGTAGAAGAGCAGCCGCAAGTGCAACAGCAGCAGCAAGTGCAACAACCGGCTCGAAAACCGTCTCCCAAGGCGGAAGCATGGGCCTCAAAGAATAACTGGTTTGGTCAGGATGAAGCCATGACGTATGCGGCTTTTGGTATTCATAAAAAATTAATTGAGGAAGAAGGGTTTGACCCGAACTCCGATGAGTACTATACTGAACTGGATAGACGAGTGCAGACAGAATTTCCGCAT